GCCAAATAGCGTATAATATAAATAGGAGGTGAATAATGGATGTCATATTTACTTGATGACTTGATTGTTAATCGGGTCGACTTAGTTGATGAAGGAGCCAATTCGGCAGCTTTCATAGAACTTTATAAAAGAAAGGAGCGAAGTGACAAGATGGAACTAAAAGACATTATCGCTAAGATGATCCCTGAGCACGCTGCTGTTGTTCAATCAGAAATAGACAATTTGTCTAGTGAGGTCACTAAGGCAAAGGAATCTGTTGCTGCATTAACAATTGAGCGAGATAGTGCAAAAGAAGCTTTGGAAAAAGTGATGGGAGACCTTAAAACAGCAAATGAAGAATTAGCAAAAGCTAAAGCAGAACTTGAGGCACTAAAGGCCAATGATGCAGCCTCTAACGAAGAGGACATTATCAAGGCTATGCCTGAAGAAGCTCGTGCATTATACGCTAAAATGAAAGCCCAAAAAGAAGCTGCTGAAGAAGCAATCCGTAAAGCCAAAGAGGCTGAGGCACAGGCTACAGCAATTGCTAAAGCAGCAGAACTGAAGGCTATTCCTATTGAGCAAAACAAGCTTGTAGGAATCCTTAAGGGAGCTTCTCCGGAATTGCTCGAAGTACTTACAACTATCAATAGTGCTATTGAAAGTACTGTGTTAGGCGAAGTAGGTAAGAGATCTCCAGGACAAGCATCCTCAAGCAGTGAAGAAGCTTGGGCAAAAATTGAAGCTAAGGCAGCTGAGATTGCCAAAGCAAAAGGTATTTCAAAGGCTAAGGCCATTTCTCAGGCAGTAGAAGAAAATCCCGATCTGTACAAAGAGTATTTGCAAGGAGGTGCTAACTAATGAATAATGCGTATGAAATTCCGAACTTAAGGTTTAGTTTGCCGGCTGGTGCAAATATACCCCGTAGGCGCTTTGTTAGTGTAAATGCCTCAGGCGAAGGCATTATTGCCCCTGCTGCTGGTCCGGCCATTGGTGTGTCTATGAATCAAGCTGCGGATGGTGAGGTTCTAGAAATTGCTGATGGAATAGTTATGGTTGACGCTGGTGGAGCTATTACTCCGGGGGCTGGTATTGAGGTTGGTACTGACGGTAAAGCTGTTACTAATACTAGTGGTATTGGTATTGGTATTGCGTTAACTGGTGCTGCTGGCGCAGACAACGTTGTTGCAGTTAAAATGCTTAATACTTCTGTAACTAATGGTGCTGATGGCGCTGATGGCGCTGATGCTCCGCTCGTTCAAACTTTTGTTTACACTGCAACTAATTTAGCTGCTGGTGCTGACATTACTGACGCTATTATCGGTGTAGTTCCTGCTGGTTACACTGCAACTGTTATCGATGCCCAAATAATTTCTACTGGTGCCGCCGCTGGTATTGCGGATGAAAAGACTTCAGTAGTTCTTCTTGAAGCTGGTTCTACTAAAATTGCGGAAGTTACTTTTGATGCAGATAATGCTTTTCCGGCAGCTGGTGTGGCTGAGGCTATCACGTTACTTCCTGCAGCGGATGAACTTGAAGCAGGATCAGTATTACTGCTGACTGTCACAAATGATGAAGCAGTAGATCTTCCGGTGTTCACAGTACAAGTTACTGTTACTTTGACACCTGTAGTTTAATAAGAAGGGAGTGTTGATAAATGCCTAAAATGCAAGATGCTCACATTGATAGAGCGTTAACAAATATGTCAGTTGCATATATGCAGGACGCTAGCAACTATATCGCTGACAAAGTTTTTCCTATCATACCTGTTAAGCGTCAGGCTGATCTCTACTACATTTATAACACTGGGGACTTCTTGAGAGATGAAGCCAAAGTTAGAGGAACTATTTCGGAATCTGTTGGCAGTGATTACGATCTTGCTTCAGATACTTACTACTGCAAGAAATACGCTTTCCATAAGGATGTTTCTCCAGAGGAGCGCGTGAATTATGATGAACCACTTGATGCAGATAAGGACGCAGAGATTTTCGTGACCCAAAAGATGCTTATCCGTAGGGAAATGGAGTGGGCTTCAAAGTTTTTCAAAGCTGGTGTATGGTCTAATGAGATTACTGGTTCTTCAACTGCTGGAAGTGCAGGCTCCGGTACTGTAGTATATTGGAACAAGGACACATCTAATCCCATACAGGATATAACTAATGAATCAATTAAGATGGCAGCTCGTACAGGTTACAGACCTAACACTTTGGTTCTGTCTCCCTACGTATTCAATGCTTTAAAGAACCATTTCGACGTTCTTGACAGAGTTAAGTATACCGAAACTGGTGTTGTTACAACGTCCTTGCTCGCGTCGCTGTTCGAAGTTGAAAATGTGTATGTAGCTTGGGCAGTAGTTAATAACAGTGCTAAAGGTACTGCTGATAATATTGATTTTATCATGGGCAAGAATGCGTTGCTTTGTTACAGTAACCCTAACCCTAGCCTGAGAACGCCTTCAGCTGGCTATATCTTTTCTTGGGTTGGTTTAGAGGGTGCTGGAGCTTACGGTAACCGTATCGTTAGAATTCCTATGGATCTGCTCGGCATAGGTGTAGAACGTATCGAGGGCGAAATCGCTTTTGATGCTAAGAAAGTTAGCGATGACCTCGGTGTGTTCTTTAAGAACATCGTAGAGTAATGTTTGTAGTTAGGCGCTCCTTTAGGGGACCACGAGGACCTATAACTGCTGGCTCTATTGTTGAGCCAGCAGATATAAGGAACTTTAGGTACCGATTACAAGAAAAGCATATCATAGAAGTTACCGAGCAGAACTTCAATAGCTATCGTGCATTTTTTAAACAGCGTTTTGGAGTAGACATTGGTGCAGCAAAGGAACTTGAAGAACGTAAAAAGATGCTTGCTTCAAAATGTGCTAAACTAAAGCTAGAACTGCCCGAGGACCTAACTATTGAGCAGCTTGAACAAGCAATAATTGACGCTGAGGCAAAAGCTGAGGCAAAAGCTGAAGCAAAGGTTGCTGCAGAGGTAAAAGTTGCAAAAGTTACTGCTAAATAGGAGGTGATAAGATGTCTTGGAGTTATTCTGGAAATCCAGCTAGTAGTGAACTAGACGAGCTCCGATTTATTATTGGAGATACAAATATGTCTGAACCTATTATGCAGGATGAAGAACTTGAGTATCTTATCACCAAGTATGGATCTAATAGAAATTTGTTGATGTACCAAGCTTTTACACGTGCAGCAACTTTATTTGCTAGGGATATTAAACGTAGCTTAGGCCCACAATCTGAAGATCCCACTGAAAGACTAAAGTATTTCAGGGACCAAGCTAATTTATATAAGGCTAAGCTTGCAATTGCTGGCATATCAGTACCAGTATATAATTATCCCAAGGTATTCCATAAAGGTATGCATAGCAATCCACCTTGGTCAGCAGGCGGTGGTAGGAATGTTTAAGAGCTTAAAACCTTGGATGAATTTACCGTTTATTTTTAGACCTTATATTGGCCGTAGCGGTACTGGTGCTAAACAGTTTGCGGCTAATGAATCTGGCTTATGCTATGCAGAAGGTTCTGTGAAAGTTGTGAAAGATGCTCAAGGAAAAGAAGTAGTATCTACAATGCAACTGTACGTCGATGGTAACTCTTCTATTAAAGAACTCGACAATGTAGTGTTCGAGGGACGTGAGTCAGAGATTAAAGCTATCGGCTACTTTTATAGGAACGGGCGTGTAGATATGAAGGTGGTGTATCTCTAATGCGTGGCTTTGCAGAATTTTCATTTAATAAACAGGATATAGATGCATTTACTGCTAGGTGCGAGTTTGCTATAAGGAACATTGACAGAGGTACTAAGAAAGCTACTATAGCTGCAGCTGAAGAGATAATGGACGAAAGTAAGCGTCAAGTACCTAAATTGACTGAAACATTACTATCTAGTGCTTTTTATGAAGTAACACGTAGAACAGATACAGCCGCTACAACTTGGGCCTATGAAGCACTATTAGGGTATGGCGGTAATGGAGACCCTATAAATCCTGTTACTGGTAAGCCAGCGTCATCTTACATGGTGGCAGTGCATGAGGATTTAGATGCATTTCACCCTGTAGGTAAAGCTAAGTTCCTAGAGGACCCAGTAAGAGAATATGCTAATAAG